CTCGACAGCGGCTTCCGGGCGGCCTGGCCGACCCAGTCGGCGACCGGCACGTCCATCGGGATCGGGATCGACGTGGTCGCGTCGATCGCTAGCGGCGCCGGGCGGGCGAGCGCCATCACCGCGGACTGCTCGACGCTCTTCTCGAAGATGGGACCGGCGAGGGTCCGCGGCAGGAGTGAAGCGTTGACATCACTCAGCTTGATCGGGGCCGTAGCCACCATGATTCCTTCTTTCGGCAGCTACTTCAGCTGCGCATGGAGGAACCCCTGGAACTCGTCCTCAGGGGTCAGAGGGGCCTGCTTGTTGTTGGCGCCGGACGCCTGCGTGCGATCCGGTGCGGGGCGCCGCGGGCCCTCCTGGGGCTGGGATTTCGCCCAGTGCGGCTTGCGCTCCAAAAGCGCCTGGAGGTCGGCCTGAATGGCCGCCTCGTCGATGTCGCCGTCAGAGTCGATGTACGAGTCGAGGTCGAGGGCGCCGACAGCGTCCTCGGCGTCCGCGAAGCCGGTCATCGCGAGCGCCTGCACCTGGGTGCGCACCAACTTCTGGCGCGTCTTGGTGATCTGCTCGTTCGCCGCGGCCAACTGGTCGTTGAGGCGGTCCGTGTCGGACTTCTCCGCGTCCTTGCGTGACTGCAGCTCGGCGAGCAGGGGCTCCTGCTCCTTGAGGCGCTTGCGGAGATTCGCGGCTTCGCTGTTCTTCTTGCGCAGCTCCGCCTCGAACTTCTTCCGGTCGAACGGCTTCTCCTCAGTCCCGGTCTCCGCCGCCTGGGCGTCGTCCGTGGACTCCGTGCCGGTCTCCTCGGTCGCCGTCTCCTCGACGGTCTCCTCGGCGCCGGCGCCGGTCTGCTCGGCGTTCTCGTTCTCTTCGGGCATGACGGATCGGCCCTCCAGGGGCTGTGGAAATGAGAAAGGCCGCCACCAGGGCGACCTCGTTGAACGTTGAGCGCGGTTGTCAGCCGTGCTCGGCTATGGCCCGCCGGAACAGGCGGAGCTGATCGCCGGAATGACCTTCGGCGTACTGCTGGTACAGCCGCTCCCACTCCTTGGCCTTGTCGGACAGCTCGAACTTCTGCCCCTTGAAGACGGGCACCGCCATGCAGTGGCAGCCCGAATGGGCCCGGAAGTCCACCGTGTCCTGCTTGAAAACGGGCCCTCTTATGGCGAGCATCCGGCAGAACGCGCAAGCCCCAAGGGCTGCCGACCTGGCCCATGCAACTGCCTGCCGGTCTTGCCGGACCGCGTTCTGTACGGTTCCCCGTCCCTGATCCGTGACCAGCTTCTGGGTGACCGCCTCGGCCTTCTGCTCTGCCGCGTCGAGGCGCGTATCCAGCGGCAGCTTCTGCGCGGCGGTCGTTGCAGGATCCTCCGGATCGCGTGGCCACAGATCCTTCGTGGCCCACCGCAGAGAATTGTCGACCTGATCGTCCGGCGGCGGATCCAGTAGCGGCACCGTGAAGCGGCCCGTCACCTGGGCGGCTACGCGCTGCGCCTCGTAAAAGTCCGCAGCCAGCGACGCCGACCCACTGCCGTACTCGCCGACCAGAGCCCGCACCGCCGTGATCCAGTCCGGCACCGAAGCCTGCAGCCTGGACGGGATGATCAGCCTGCGCAGGCGCCGCATATCCCGCACCAGCGCAACCGTCACCGCCCGCTGAGCTGCACGCTGCCGGTCCGCGGCCCCGCCGTCAGAGACCCGCGTTGCCATCGAACGGCCCCGCCGAACTCTGCGATGCATCCTGCGGATAGGCGGGCTCCGGGCTCGGCTGCGCATCCAAGCCGGCGCCCATCTTCGCCAGTCGGTCCAGCACCGAACCGCCCGCAGAACGGCGACGGTCCGACACGACCCGCTGCCGCTGCCCCTCCGTCAGGCCGGCCATCTCCAGCGCCACATCCGAATCGGCGGGAAGGACGCCGGCCTGAACCAGCTTGACCACCGCATCGGTCTGCGCGGCGATCGTCGGCGTCGCCGGATTCCGCCACACGCACTCGATGCGCTTCGCCTTGTCCGGCGGCTCGCCGTCCCGCACCCACAGCGCGAGGCGCATTGCCTGCCGCCAGGCCGCACCGAAACGTCGGGTGCGGCGCTCCGCCTTCTTTACCAGCATGCCCTCGCTGCTGCGGATCGCGTCCGCGCTCGCCGGGTTGTCGCTGGTGTAGCCCAGCATGTGCGGAGGCAGCCCCAACTGGGTGGCCATGATCCGCGCATACAGGTCAACGATCTTCGTCTGTCCGGACGGGTCATGAGCCGCGAACTGGCCCACCGTCGGAATGTTGCCGTCCTCGTCCCGCTCCAGAGCGAGCATCCGGCCGATGTACGTCTCCCAGGCGCTCTTCGCGTTGCCCTCGGCGTCCTGGAAAGAAGACTCGGACGCGCCCAGGATGTACCGCTGCGGGGCCCCGAAAAACTCGGCCGCCACCTCGATGCCCATCAGCCGCCGGCACGCCGCATCCGTGATGCTCATGACGTCCGGGGTGATCTCCGACTTCCCGACGCGGTCCGCGGTGCGCTGGCGGTTCGCCATCCGCACCACCGGCACCACACCCAGGTTGTGGATGTCCCGGTCGATGACCTCCCAGCCGCCCGAGGGCGTCGGCATCGCCTGAATCGTCTGATCCGGCAGATACAGGACGAGCATCCGCTCGCCCATGCCGGACTCGACCAGCTCGTCCGCCTGACACTCCCGCAGCGCGGCCACACCCATGCGGACCCGGGCATCCCACAGCAGCGCCATATCCAGCGGCGACTCAACACTGATCAGCGGCGGACAGTCCGGGGTACCGCAGTCCCCCGAACCGATCGCCAGATACCCCCGGCCATACGTCAAGGCATCCAGATGCGCCAGACTCGACTCGTCGAGCAGATCATTCGCCTCGGTGATCTCCTCCAGGTCGGCATTGCCCGAGCCGTCAACCCAGCGGAACGCCTCCAGATCGAGACGCTGCTCCAAAGCCTCCACGCCGATCCGGGGCCAACCGATGACCGTGTGCAGGCCCTTCAGCTGCGGCGGAATCGAAATCCCGAGATCGCGGACCAGCTGCTCGCCATTGAAGTAGGCGTCCCGCAGCTGAAGCTGCCAGCGGTCCCGCAGCATGTCCGCCCGCAGCATCGAAATCAGGGCCAACTCGTCGTCCGACAGCGTCAGCAGCGGGAGTTCAGGGATCGAGACGGTCACCGCAACACCACCACCCGTCCCTTGCCGCGCACGGTGGAGCGCTTCTGATTCTTCGGACTGTTCAGTACGAGGCGCCGCAGCATGCGAGCCCCGACCATGCACACCGCGAGGTCGATCTTCCGGGCGGACTCGCGGTGCTCCTTACCGATCGTGATCCCCCAAGCATTCGTCCGCCTGCGGGCGTTGATCACATGCGTGCGCATCACCTTGTGCCCGTCGTGGGCCAAGTTCCGTTGCAGCACATCCTCATGCGCGCGCTTCACCGCGTCCGTGAACGTCTCCTGGTTGCGGCGGTCGCGCATGTCCCAGCGGACCGCATGCGCCTTCGGGCCGGCCGACACGGCGCGCAGGGTGAGCTTCTTCCCGAAGGCCTGCCCCCAGCGGTCCAGGTAGGCGTCCCAGTACATCTCGCCGTCGTCGTCCTTGCCGGAACCCGGGTCGGCATAGAACGCCAGCACCCTGAACCGGCCAAACGCGTTCGCCACAACACCGTCGACGTCCTCGCGCGGCACCTGGTACGGCATGTAGCCCGGCGTTTCCGGCGACGGCCAGTTCGGCGGCCTCTGCCACACGCCCAGCGTCGACACCAGGCCGTCCGACATGCGGCAGGCCGCAAGGCCCGTCGCATCGTCCGACTTCGAGCCATCGAAGAACATGACGATCTCATCGCCGTCCGCCAGCGCCAGATCCTCGCGCTTGCAGGCATCCCACTCATAGCGGGCCATCCACGCATCCTCAGCCGCGGCGATCTGGTTGAACCAGAAACGCCGGCTACGGGAAGGCGGGTTGCGGACGTCGAGGATCGACTTGATGATCCGGGGAATGTTCAGCCAGACCGAGTCGCCCCGGACGGCAAGCAGCACCTTCTCCAGCCACGGCCTGGTGAGCTTCGCCTCGGGCGGCGCCTCCAGCGAGTCGTACAGGATCCCCGTGTCTTCGGCGCGGCCCGCTTCGGCCGCCTCGTAGGCGTCGCGGGTCTGCTCGGCCACCGAGTCCTCGCCGGGCTCGAACGCGTTAGTGATCGCGAATGTCCGCGCGGACCCGTCCGCCGACTTCGTCGCGTTGCGCTCGATCGTCGCGGCCATCTCGTGGCCCTGGTTCGACTCGATCCAGTGATGCGTCTCGTTGAGCAGCGTGAAGGTGGTCCGGCCACCCTCCAGGGCGCGCGGCGAAGAAGTCACGGCCTCGATGCGAGCCTGCCCCTTGTGGGCATAGACGATCTCCTTGCCGACATCGATGCCGAACTCGGCCCTGGCCTTCGGGGTGAACAACGACCCGAAGATGATCATTGTGTTGCGGGTCTGATCCTTCGACACCGCAGCCACCTGCACCCACGGCTCCGGGTGAGGCTCGCCAACCGGCTGCCCCTCCGGCACGCCACTCTCGTCATCCGGGCCAGCAATCCGCCCCGACCAGCGAGACGGGCCGACGAACTCGACGGCACACAAAGTCGCCCCGAACGGATCCTTCCCCCAGCCCTTCAAGCGCTGAAGGACGGCATCCCGGTACGCGAACTCGCCGGTCACTGGATCGAGGGCAAACCACCACAAGACCAGGCGGACCTGCTCGTTCGTGTACCGCCACCGTTCGCCGCGATGCTGGAGATAGGCGCCCGTCCATACGAGAGCGTGCCAGCCCAGCGTGAACGCCGG